ATAGGGGCACATCTCCAAAAATACAGGTAGGAGACCACAACTAAGAACACTAGACCCACCCCCCATGCCACTGCCCCTCAAAGAGACTCTCCTCCACTTACTATATAAACGGAGTGATAGTTATCTTCCTGTCTCTGTGATATTACACAGTATAAAATAGTTACCCTTGACACCCCCCGTAGGAAGTTGTACATTGAAATCAAACAAAAGCCTCGCCTCTTCTAAAATAAAACACACTATTGAAAAGTAAATGAGGGATTATTATGCCTAAGAAAGAATGGACAGAAGAAGAACGTAAGGCTTTCGGAGAAAAGATGAAGGCTGCCCGCCAGTCAGAACCTAAAAAAGATGAAGAAGTAACAATCTCACGTTCAGAGTTTGAAGACCTCTTAAAACTAGTTACAGAACTTAAACAGTCGCAGCCCGCTCCTAACCAGTACCAACCCCTCCAACAAGCTACCGTAACCGCAGGGGGCCTCGTAGGAGTCCAGGAGAAGTATTCTACTACTCAGGAATACCCCTCGCCTGTAGAGCGTCTTAAAAAGGAGAGTAGACTAGCTCCTTTTGCGTTTGAATATAACTACGATATTACTTACGAAGTCGGAACCTCTCAGTACAAAACCCTAGAAGGCGTTACGGTTAAAGAGCCTAAGTTTGAAGTCCAGCTACACGGAATTAAACTAAACGACCAAGGGGAACAGACAAATCAACGATACATTATCCGTAAGTTAATGTTCCACGAAGACCCTGAAGCTGCTCTTACGATCGCCCGAGAACAAGGCATAACTGTCGACCCTCTAAATGAAGTAGATTTCTTAAATGAAATGCGTTACCTTCGCTGTAAAGCCTGGCTCCTCGATATTTTCTACCCACCCAAGTCTGACCAATCTAAGCAGATGAAAGAAGAAGTCATCGGTAATCAGGTAGTCCAGGTGTTTGATGTTACTTCTAAGGACGCTGTAGACATCTTAAAGAGCCTCTAGGGACACTAATGCCCTTCAATTACAGTCCTCATCCCAAGCAAATCGAAGCTCACCTTGCGTTCTTAACAGGTGGGTATAAGAGAGGTGTACTGTTTTTCGGCAGACAGACTGGAAAAACTTTTTGGTCAATGAACCACTCTTGGCTGTCGGCTGTAATCTACCAGGGGAGATATTTCATCGTCTTTAAGACCTATAAACAGGCTCACGAAGTCGTGTGGAGGCAGTACGTCCCCCTAATCCCTAAAGAAGTCATCTTCAAGAAGAACGAACAAGACCTTTTAATTGAGTTCAACTACATTAAAGGCCCCGTCACTCTGCCTGACGGCACATCTTTCGAAGTGAACCACGATGTCACCAAACCTCGTTCTACTCTACAATTACTCGGTTCAGATCAGGCTGACTCCCACCGTGGTTTTAAAGCTAACGGGATGATATTCGATGAGTACGCCGACCAATCCCCTGATAACTGGACATCTGTTTATCAACCTATGTTCACCACCACTGACGGTTGGGCGATATTTATGGGTACTCCTAGAGGGTTTAACCACTTCTACGACCTTACGTTACAGGCTCAAGAAGATGACGAGTGGTTTTTCTTAAAGGCTACCTGGAGAGACTCCCCCTATGCACTGCCTAAAGCCATAGAAGCTGCCAAGAAGGATTACGAGAAGAAAGGGCAACTAGCTGTCTACGACCAGGAGTACGAATTAGAGTTTAGGGCTGTCCAAGGAGCTGTTTATCCACAGTTTGACCGAGATGTTCATGTTATTAAACCGAGTGATGTCCCTGAAGACCTCACAATATATGTTGGGATTGACTTCGGCTACCACACCACCGCTTGTTTGTTTATTGGGATCGACAAAGATCAGAACTGGTACGTCTACGATGAGGTTTACGGTAGAGAATCTATCCTACAAGATATAATCCCACGGATTAAAGACAAATTAGGCGACCAGAGACTCGTCTTAATGGTAGGCGACTCCCAGGCTAAAGACGCTATTGAGACTATGGCTCTCCAGTTCCCGATTGTACCTGTTGTGAAGCGAGGAGATTCGATTATCCACGGCATCGACCTTATCCGAACCAAGCTAAAACCCCGAATCCAACTCGTAGGTAAACCTAAACCGACTCTATTCTTCTCCTCGGTCTGTAAAAACGTCATAAAAGAGATGGAACTTTACAAATACCCAGAGGAAAAGCCAGATCGTAACCCATCAGAGCTGCCTATGAAGGAAGATGACCACGGCCCTGACGCACTAAGGTATGTCATGCTCCACCTTAAATACGGGGTAGCCAAGGAATCTAAGTTCCCTAAGCCAACCATTGCTAAACAAACGAACGAATTTGGTATTTTGTAGCTAAAAACGTGGTAAAATCAAAGAAAAAGGAACAAAAATGATTAAATACGCCGAAAAAGACGAAAAAGGTAAAAAAGACAGTCAGTATTCCTATAAGTATAAAAAAGATTACGAGTCTGACAAAGACGTTCACGATAATTACATAGCTAACTTTGACGCTTACGAAGCCATGTTAATCGGTCAAGTGTACGATTCAGTCTCTCACTCAGTAGACGCTTCTAAAATTACCGACAGTTACGCCGCTACTCTTTCTAAGGAACGAGCTGACCGTGTTGTTGCGAAACTCCCCGAAGGCAACTACCTACCTATGGGCAAAGCAGATGTCGGCAAGGCAGCCTTTATGGATATTCTCTTTCAAAAGTATATTTTCCCCAACGCCAACTCTCAGCACTCCCTTTTAGAGAAGTTTAATATGTGGCAGATGTATTCCTCAGTCTACGGGTATATGCCTATGTTCTACGACTGGACAGTAAGTAATTCAGGTTACATGGGGCCTGATTGTTGGCTGTGGAACCCTCGTAACTTAATCCCTCAACAGGGTCGCACAAGTATTTCAGACATGGACTATGTTACTGCTCTTACTTGGGTAGGCAAAAAGTACCTCGAGGATATTTTAGAGGGCGAAGATGAGGATTCTGGTTGGGATGTAGACGCAATCAAGGAACTTATCGAGAACGTTGACGAAAACGCAAGCTCTGACTCCAAGCGAGATACGTTAATTGCTGACCGTCGCACCCCTCAATCTGTTAATAAAGGCATCTTACTGGCTACCCGCTACGAAGCAGGTGAAGACGGCGAATGGGTTACTTTCGCTCCTGAAAACGGATGTGTCCAACTCCGTAAACTAAAGAACCCCCACAAGAACGGTAAGATTCCGTTTGTCATTAAATACTCACAACCTCTGTTTGATTCCTTCTACGGGTTGGGAGATTTCCAACGTGCCAAACCTCTCCAGTTCGCTCGTGACGGCTTAACGAACTTCTACTTCGCTTCACTTAAACGTAACTTAGCCCCAGGAATCATCGTCAACGGTAACGGTGTCTTAAAACACACCTTAGACGTAACCTCAGCTAACCCAATTCTCGTTGAGACTATCCCTAACTCTATCCGCCCCATGCCTACTAACACGGCTGGTCTCGCCACTTACCAAGGTGCACAGAGTAACCTTACAGGCTCTCTCCTATCTCTCTACGGGTCGCAGAACGCCTCAATACCTGGTGCTGAGTCTCTTAACCCCTCACAAGGTAAAACTCCTCAAGCCATAAATCTCTACTCAGATAAGGAAGCTACTCGTGACGGTTCAGAGCGAAGGCACTTAATTGCTGCAATCCAAGAACTGATGGACGGCTGGGCTTCACTCATCGTAAACGTGGGTACTGAGCAAATCCCTATCGAGTTGTTTGAAGAAGACATCAAAGCTATCGAGAAATCAGGCATGGTAGACGTTATGGACTTATTCAGCCAGATTGAGCCAGACGTTTCAGGAGCCGCAGGAACTCTCAGAATCAACCCTGAATCACTTAAAGGTGTTGAGTACAGGTTCCAAATGAACCCCGACTCTACCGCTAAGACTAATAAGGACGCACAGTTACAGGCCTTAGAACGCTACATCGACAACATGGGTAAGTTCCAAAATATGTTTAAGGATGATGACAGGATTGAGTTCCACCCAGACAAAATCTCTACCGCTTTCGGAAGTCTAGCAGATGTACAGGGTGCAGACGAGTTCATCACTGTTAAAGACGGTCTCTCTCCTAAAGAAAAGGAGATGCAAGCCCAAATGGAGCAGATGCAGCAGGAACTCCAGCAAATGAAACACCAAGAACAGGTACGAGAGTTAGAGAACGCTATGCCTCAAGAACAGCCCCAAGAACCAATCGTAGCCGCTAACGGACAGGCATACACAGACCCAACAATAGCTTCGGCAGTCGACAAGCTATCGGCAATGTAAACAAAGTAAGGGAGATACTATGGCAGAACAATACGGGATAATCGGAGACAGCTTTGGGGCAGATTTACCCCAGGCAGAGATAGAGAAACAACTTTTAGCAGATGAGAAATCAAAAGCTAAGTTCTCACGCA